GCAAAGGGTGAAGCGAAGTGGAGTGATTTCACTACGCTTTACGATGCTTTGCACCAAAAGTACCCTTACTACGAATATTTTGTAGTAGGGCAGGCTCGCGAGCTTTTCGATCGTCTCGTTTGGTATAAAGGGATGCGTCGCGCTCCTTACGGGGTCGCGAAGGTTTCTCTTGTTCCAAAAGATTCTCGAGGTCCTCGGTTGATTTCTGCTGAACCCACGGAATATATGTGGCTTCAGGAGGGTCTTGGTAAGCAGATTATGCGTCACCTCCAGTCATTTTATTTGACACGGGGTAAACTTAATTTTACTGACCAATCGATAAATCAGATGCACGCCCTTACCTCTTCAATAAGTGGTGAGATGTGTACTATTGATTTAAAGGACGCCTCGGACCGAGTTAGTTTGGGTCTAGTTAAATATCTCTTCAGAGATACTTACCTTCTCCCTTACCTCGAAGCTTTACGTACCCATGCCACCATATTGCCAGGCGGTGAAGTTTTGGATCTGAAGAAATTTGCTCCTATGGGAAGTGCATTATGCTTTCCTATAGAGTCGGTTATCTTTTGGGCCATACTTCATTCGCTGTGCTGCTCGGGAAGAGCAGATGGTGAGAACGGGGTGAGCCTTCCGTTGAATAAACCGAATGATCGTGTTTTTGTTTATGGGGACGACATTATTGTCCCCAATGACATGTACGATCAGGCTGTAGCTATTCTTGAAGCGGCTTCATTAGTCGTTAATCAAGAAAAGTCATGCCACACTGGGTTCTTTCGAGAGAGTTGTGGTGTTGATGCTTTTGCCGGCAACAACGTCACACCTCACAAAATAAGGCACCAGTGGACCGGCGAACGTCTGGATTCAACCTGTTATGCTTCCTATGTAAACTCGATTAACGAGTTGCGGAAACGCGGTTACGTAGAAGCAGCGTCCAATCTTCGTCGAAAGATTGAAACCATTTACGGTCCTGTTCCTTATGGAACAGAACGTTCAGGGTTTCCCTCAATCGTATTGGATGACGTCGAAGAGTGTGAGAGGAATAATTTCCTAACTCATCGCTTTAGATGGAACGGGGATTACCGGCGTTGGGAATTCCGTGTAAGATGTCTTGTTTCAAAGACTTCGAAAACGGGTCTCGATGGCTGGTCTCGCCTTACCCGAAACTTATGTCAGGGTACTGGTGAGCGTCCAGATTTATACACTCGTTCTCGGTTAACGAAGACCAAGTACGAGTGGAGACTTGTGGGG